CTACATCATCGTGACCTCGGGCTGGTCCCGCGTCACCGACAAGGTGTGGCGCGTCGCCAACGTCACCGCCAACACGTTCGAGCTGGAAGGCAGCAACACCAGCGACACGACCGTCTACGCGGCCGGCTCGGGTACGGGTTCGGTCAAGAAGGTCACGACATGGACCCAGCTCACGCAGGTGCTGTCGGTCAGCTCGCAGGGCGGCGAACAGCAGTACGCGACCTACCAGCCGCTGGAAGGCGACCGCGAAGTCCGCATCCCGACCGTCAAGAGCGGCGGCGGCCTCGACATCGAGGTCGGCGACGACCCGACGCTCGCCGGCTTCCAGGCGTTCATGACCGCCAACGACGCGCGCACCGCCTATGCGGTTCGCATCACGGCGGCCAATAGCGGCAAGTCGCTGTTCTACAGCTACATCTCGGCCGACAAGGTGCCGCAGATGAACGTCAACGACGTGCAGAAGGCTCGCATCTCGCTGTCGCATCTGAACGAAGCCGTGCGCTACGCGACCTAATGGACCGGGGAGGCCCGGTGCATTGGGCCTCCCTTTCCCCAGCAGGATCTAGACGATGTTCAAGATTAAGCAAGACCCGACGTTCCCCGGCTCCATCACGATTACGGCGCTCGGCCGCGAGCAGACGCTGAACGTCGTGTTCCGCGCCAAGAAGGCGTCCGAATACGACGCGCTCCTGAAGAACAAGGATGACACGCGCGGCGAGGCGGCGTTCCTGGCGCTGGTGGAGTCATGGGACGCGGATATGCCGCTGTCCAAGGAATCTGTCGCCGAACTCAATGAGGCACAGCCCGGCGCGGTGTGGGCCGTGGTGATGCACTACGGCGAGAAGCTGATGGCCGCCCGCAAGGGAAACTGATCGGCAGCGCCCGCGTCCTCCGCGATGGCTTGCCGACGCCGGAGGACTTGGAGCAAGCGGGCCTCGCGCCCGAGGACTGCACGACGCCCAACGAGGACGGCGTGTATTACGACCTCGACGCCAAGGCGTGGCGCTGCCAAGTGTGGGAAGAAAACTGGCCCGCGCTCCGGCTGTACCTGCGGGTGCATACGCAGTGGCGGGTCGGATTCAACGGCCCGATCGGGCTGGATTACAACGTCCTGTTCCACGAACTGGACCGGATGCACCTCGACCCGGATGACTACGACGACCTGTTCGGGTCGGTTCGGGTGATCGAGGAAACCATGTTGTCCCCCAAGGCCGCCTAGCGCGGCCTTTTCTTTTTGAGAGAGGCCATGACCGAGGAAAGCATCGGGACAGCACGACTTGATGTCGTGGTTGAAACCTCGGGCATGACCTCGGGCGTCAACGCTGTCAAGAACGAGATCAAGGGCCTCAACGCCGAGGCCCAAAAGCAGTTCGACGGGATGACGAAGGCGCAGCAGCGCATGGCGCTGTCCTTCGTCTCGACTGCTCAAAACGCAGGCAAGACGCGGGAGGAAATCCGGGCGCTCCAGGCCGAGATGCGGATTGGCGGTGCGCTCGGTAAGCAGCTCGCCGACAACCTGCGCGCCGCTGGCAAGACCGGCAACTTCAAGTCGGCCACCGCCGAGCTGGACCGCTATGGCATGAGTGCCAAGCAGACGGCCGCCGCCTTGCGTGGCGTGCCGGCGCAGTTGACCGACATCGTGACCAGCCTCTCGACTGGGCAGCGCCCGCTGTCTGTCCTGCTCCAACAGGGCGGCCAGTTGAAGGACATGTTCGGTGGCATCGTGCCGGCGGCCCGCGCATTGGGTGGCGCGGTGCTGGGGCTGGTCAACCCGTTCACGGTGTCGGCGGCGGCCGTGCTGGGCTTGGCGGTCGCGTGGAAGCAGGGCGCGGACGAATCCGCCAATTTCCGCAAGGCGCTGGACCTGACCGGCAACGCGGTCGGCCTCACGTCGCAGCGCCTGCAAAGCATGTCAGCCGACCTAGCGGCGGCGTCCAACACGACGCAGCACGATGCCGCGTCCGCGCTTGCGCAGGTGGCTGCCTCGGGCAAGTTCACCGCCGATCAGCTTGGTGCGGTGGCCCAAGCCGCCATCGACATGCAGAAGGCGACAGGACAGGCGATTGACGACACCATCGCGCAGTTCGCAAAGCTGACCGAATCCCCGGCCGAGTCTGCGGCAGAAGCCAACAAGCAGTTCCATTTCCTGACGGCTGCGGTCTACGAGCAGATCCGTGCCTTGCAGGCGCAGGGCCGGGAACAGGAAGCGGCCACCCTGCTGGTCAACGAGTTTGGCCGTGCATCCAGCGAGCGATCCCGCAAGGCCGTCGAGGACGCCGACGCGATCACGAAGGCATGGCACTTCGTCAAGGAAGGCATCAGCGGCGCGATTGACGAGCTGCGGAATTTCGGGCGGTTGAACACGCCGTCCGGCGTCGCCCAATTCAACATTGCCGGGGCCGTGAAGCAGTTACACGGCCTTGAGCAGATGATGCGCACGGAGGCGTCCAAGGGCGCTGGCGCAAGCATGGGAGCCGTGCAGGCGGCCAACGCCCGCATCGCGGAGTTGAGGAAGCTCGTCGCCGATTCGCAGCGCGTCCTTGCCAACGATCCGGAACTCCGCGCCGCCGCCAAGCAGGCGCTCGATCAGCGCGCCAACGACCTGGCCGTGCAGCTTTCGCAAGAGGCAGACACCTACAAGACCGGGCTGGAAAAGCTCACGTCGGAGAAAATCAAGGCCCAGCGCCACATGGCGGAGGCCGTGGCCGCGGCGCAGAAGGCGGGCGACAAGGCGGCGCTTCAGCTTGCGCAGGAGTCCGGCAAGCGCCTGATCGACGGCATCGACAAGAAGATCGAGGAAGAAAAGAACAAGCACAAAGGCCCGAAGCCGCCCAACCTCGAACCGGCCACCAATCGCCAGAACCTTCAGGCGTTCGAGGACGAGCTGAAGAAAGAGCAGGGCCTGATTGCCAACCAGACGCAGGTGCTGGAGGCCAACTACGCGGCGCGCAACATCTCGGCCGAGGCGTATTACGCCAAGCAGAAGGAACTGGCGAAAGAAGCCACGGACGCGCAGACCAAGGCGCTGGAGGGCGAGATTGCCGTCCTCCAGTCGCGCAACGTCAAGGGCAAGCTGTCCATCGAGAACGCCACGGAGTTGGCGCAGAAGGAAGCGGAACTCGCCAAGGTCCGGGAAGACGGCGCGACCAAGATCCAGGTTCTCAACATCCAAGAGCAGGCATTGCTCAAGCAACGCCAGGCGGCCAACCAAGCCTATCAGGACGCGCTCGACCAGCAGAAGTCCGCGATCCAAGACGAGATCGACTCGCAGGTGCTGCGGATCAGTTCCGGTGACAAGGAGTTCGCGCAGCGGTCCAAGCTGATCCAGATTTACCACGACGAGGCACGGGCGCTGCTAGATCTCGCACGACAGCGGGACGCGGGCGACATCGACGCGGACACCTACGAAAAGCGCGTCGAGCAAATCAAGCAGTTCGCTGCCGAGGCGGTACAGGCGTGGAAGGATGGCTTCGCGGCGATTGATACCGCGCAGATGAATTGGGTGAACGGTGCGACACGCGCCTTCGCCGACTACCGCGACGCCGCCAACGACGTGGCGGGACAGACCTACGGCATCTTCTCCGACGCCTTGCATGGTCTGGAAGACGTCTTCGTTGACTTCTTCACCAAGGGCAAAGCGGACTGGAAAGGCTTTTTTGACGGCATCGCGGCCGAGATCACCCGGTTCGTGGTCCGCCAGCAACTGAGCAAGCTCGCGCAGAAGTTCCTGCCGGGCCTGAGTGGCGATCAAGGCGATTCCTCGGCCAGCGCCCTGTCCGGTGCAGCGGGGCAGCTCGCGGCGTCCGCGACGCCGTTGTATGGCGCAGCGGCGGCCCTGAGTGCATCGGCGTCGGCCTTGGCAGCGGCCGGAGCGGGACAAGGCATCAGCGGCGGCGCCACCACGGGCGGCAGCGGAAGCTGGATTGACTCGCTGTTCTCCCTGTTCTCCAGCGGTGGCGGCGAGCAGTGGTACGCCAACGGCGGCGCGTTCTCGCGAGGGCAAGAAGTCCAAGCGTTCGCCTATGGCGGCGTCGTCTCCAGTCCGACCAATTTCGG